AGGTTTAGAATAGGTAATGCTTACAGACGCCTTACCTTTAGTTTGATGGATACCGCCTTGATTATGATCTGCATGAATCATAATATCATCCCCTTTCATTTCAATAGGCTTATTGATCTGTTTATAAAGAATATTAGCAATAGAGGTGTTAAACAGACGCTGAAAGCATACAGCCCCGAAAGGATCTAAATTAGGTATTTCCCAGCAAAAATTTACCATAGATTCGCTATAGATATAATCTTTTTCAAGAGAATCCTCTAGATCAATAAGATTTAAAGTAACCTCAACTGGAGCTACAAAAGAAACAATATTACCGATAGGTAGAGTCTTGTCTCTAAAATACTTGTAAGCGAAACGCTTATGAATAAAAGAGCCGTCGTATATTTTTTGATCGTTAATAATCATAATGAAATTATACTGTTAAATTAAATATTTTCCATTCTTAACTTTGTCTAAAAACCATACTTGTCCTGAAAGCCATTCATCAGTAAAAGAACGAAGCCCGTGAGAATTATGTATAGCATTTATATCAACGGTGCCTAATTTTAGTTTTTTACTATTACAGGACAGGCTAAAATCTATGTCATAAAAATGGGCTACACAAGGATTAGATTCATCAAAAAATGCACCTGCCTCGTAAACTCGTTTAGAATTAAAAGCTAAAAATAAACCATCAAGTATAAGCACTCTACCATGCTTACCAAAATGAGTTACAAAAGTCCCTTTGCCACCATCTGATACGTGGCTTACTTTTCCTTTATGATCTTCTCTGGGGCTCATTAAGTGCCAAAGACATGGTTCAGATATTTTTGCGCTTGAAGCGCCAGCTAAACCAATAACATCATATTTCTTTAAATTTTCATTTATTTTTTCTAACCATTCTTTATCGTTTATCAAAACATCATCATGGATAAGAACAACATTAAAATCTTCATTTTTTATCCATTCATTATATTTTCTAGGGAGAGATTTTGTGTTAGAAAATATCTTAACACATTCTACTTCATCTAAGCGTGGAGTGTTTAATATATGATATTTTCCATACCTCTCATTAAGCTCTTTTTCGTTAGAGGTTTGAGAGCAAAACACTACTACTGTTTTTTTCATTTCAAATCTGAAATAATATCATTTAGAGGTACGTTGGTAAACTTTTCTAAAATTAAAGAAGTATTAGGATCAGCTACAAAAGAATCTTTGTATAGATAGATGTTGTGTAACGCGGGTTTATCAAATTTATTATTGATACTCTCTGCTAAAGTAAGCATTTTAGCTCGGTGCACATCAGTATGGTCAGAGCATACATCAGCACCAACTGTAAACAATAGGGCTTCTATAACTAGTTGACTTTCTTCTAGAGACAAACTAATACTCTTCATATTTAAAATCTATTTTAGAGTATTATTTTATTAAATCTACTTTATTTTTTAGGTACTATATTGACCTTATCGAGTCTTTCAACTATTTGAGTAAGTGTTTTTTCTGTTTCAGAAGTTTTATTACTCATGTAATGTAAAAATACTGAAGTAAAACTTGTAATTAATGCAACCCCTATAGCGGTCTTAAACTGCCAATTTAAAGTATTTCTTTCTTTTTCTTTAGCTCTAAATGAATCTACACTACTCTGTAGGTTTATTATTTGTTCTTTTAGTTCTATTTCAATTCTTCCTATATCACTTTGCAGTATAGTCACTTGCTGTATAAGACTAGGTTGACCGTTACCATCTCTAACCAACTTGCTAATAGTTCGTAGATCCTCTTTTACATTGACAATATCCCTGTTAATATAATCTATAGCATCGTTAGACATAGTTATATTTAGAATATAAAGTACGGGGATTTAAAATTAAATGTACAATTAATTTTTATGCGCGAGCCCTGAGAGGAATCTTGTTTACTAAAATCTATAGAGTAAAGTTTACCTTCTTCAAGAGCTGTGCTACCTTCAAACTCGGTAGATGAAAAATCGCCATTATTTAAATTTGCAAATAGGGTACAGGAATTACGTACGAGATATAGATTGTTTGTACGAACGTTATAAGCCCAAAATGCAAAGGTTCCTTCTAGCTTTTCAGGGCCGTGGTCAATTCCAAATAAACTAAGCATTCGAGGTATAATACAGCTATCGGTTTTATCTGCAAAATCTTGATTAGGATAATGTTCTTTTGTGAGCTGCAAAAAATTACTAACAATACCATTATGCGCAACTATCCAATCTTCATAAAAAAACGGGTGATTATTTTCTTCGTTAAAGCCTTTCGTTTCTACGGTGGGGCCTCTAGAATGATAAAGATAATATAGACCTTCTGTATGTATACCAGGTACACATGCTGGCTTTGTCGGTTCTTTAAATTCTCCTAGAGCTTTTTTGCAGCTCCATAAAGTGAGGTCATCGAGTACAATAGAACCGGAACTATAAAAGCCGCGATTTAAATTACTTTGATACAGTTTAAAAGCTGTATCTTTATTAGTTGATCCTGCTATACCGCACATAACTTAGTATGTCTTACAATCGAATTTACTCCACGGTATTTCTTTTGCGTATTTAATTGGGTCTATAGTTTTATTATCTATGAATGCTTTAATACGAGCTGCACAAGATACACACTCTCCGCATGCTACTTCTTTACCTTCATAGCAAGTATGCGTTTGTAAAAAATTTATGTTCAGATCAATGCCTTCTTTAACAACTCGGTCCTTGGACCATGTCATGAACGGAGCATTTACTTTAATTGTATTCTTGCGGTTAAGATTGTATACATCATTAACTTTGTTTAAAAATAGGGAAGTACAATCCCAGTACCCGGAAAAATCATCAGTTTGTACTGCTCCGTAAAACAAATCATTAGCACCGATACTTTCAGCCCACCCAGCTGCAGTTGTTAAAAGTAATAGATTTCTAAATGGTACGTAACTAAGCGGCTGTGCGTTTCCTATATCTTCTCTTGCTTTAGGTATCTTAAGATCAGTATTAGTAAGAGCGGACATCTTAGAAATATCTCTAAAGAAATCCATATTTATAATTTTATGTTCGACAACACCTACATCTAGAGCTTGAGCCTTTGCACAATCAACTTCTCGAATAATCCGTTGACCGTAGTTAAAAGTTATTGCATACAATTCATCATAGTGCATACGCTTTGCAACATGATGTAGGAGAATAGAACTATCCATACCACCCGAAAGAATAACTAGTGCTTTAGACATATGTTTATAATAAAATATAACCTTAGAAATTCAAATGTTTTTGATAAATAATAGTATTATGTCAAAGTTTGCAAATACATTTCTTAAATCCTTAAACGAAGAAACCGAAAAACTTCATGGTGGTCAAAAAAACATCGATGTGGCAGACCCTAAGGGTAAAATTACAGGCGCAGATTTTGCAGCTCTTCGCAAAAAGAAGGGTTTAAAGAAAGAAGAAACAGAAGGTAATGCATTCAGTAAGGCTGTGCAAGACGCAAAAGCGGCCGGTAAAAAACCTGGTGACAAAATTAAAGTTGGCGATAAAGATATAACTCTCCGGGAAAAACATAAAATGTCAGACAAGAAGAAAAAAGCTATGAAGGAAAATTATGAAATGGAAGCAGCACCAGCTCCTTCAGGTGGAGAGATGTCCGACGAGGAGGCATATAAACGTTCTTTAGATAAAGGTACAAACCCTAGAGACTTTGACGTAGCTGATAATCCTCAACTTAAAGTTGATTCCTCAGGGGTCGACGCTGCACGTAATTGGATTTCTAAATTAGAAGAAATGGCTGATTTCGTTAATGGCACTGGCCCTGAAAGCCTTAACTCTCAAATTAACCAGCTTGAAATTAAAAATTCAATTCCATTTCGTGGAGTTGTTCGTCGTGAAGAAAAACGTATTACTAAATTAGCTGAAAACCTTCGCGGGCTAGCTGAAGTATTTAAGTCGGTTGTTATTACTTCTGAAAAGAAAGTAAAAGACGCTTCTACCCCTCGTTAACGTTTAATTCATTTATAGCTTTAAAGGTCTCAGGAAATACTTCTTCGAGGCCTTTTTTTATGTTTAGAGCTATTTCTCTATGCTCTTTCTGAGTACCCTCGGTACAACGAAGATCTATATAATGTATCCAGCTACGTAGGGTGCCAGACATATAAATAGTTGTTTGGGTATTAAGAGGTAGTATCATTCTTGCGGTCTCTTTTGCAATACCTTCCCTAATAAGCTGGTCATATAGAGCCTTAGTGTTGCGTTGAGCTTCATTTACAGCATATTGTAGGTGTATTGGTAAAGCAACACTTTCTTCTCCAACCTGTCTATTAGTTTTGCCTTGCTTGCGCCACTCAATAGGTTCTAAATCAGTAGCTTCGGCATATCTCTGACTAAACTCCTGAAAAGTAAATGAGCGGTGACGCAAAATTTGCGCAGCAATAGCTCTAGACGTTTTAATTTCAAACGTACAATTTACATGCTCAAAAGGGCTCCAATGCTTATGCTTAATAAGATAACGAATAAGTTTATAGCCTGTTTCAGTATTGAATTGATTAGCAGGGTTGCTAACTCGAGCAATATACACAATAAATTGCTCTGCTGTCATATCATGAAGACTATCAGGTTTAATCTTAATAAACGGCTGTGTGATCGCAATTAACTTTGTTTGCATTTGATTAAAGAATATTGTAGTTTACCTTTCATACCTTTAAAGGTATTTTTTATAATAAATTTGTAGGGGACTTCGTCAATACTTTGCGCAATACATAAATCATTAAAATCTTTGTATTGACTAAGCTCTTTCGGCCATAAAAACACAGATTCTCCTCTATCTAAAAGAGTTTTAGTAACGTCATACGCGGTACTATCTACCCATTGATTATCGAGTACATAAACCATACTGTGCATAGGAAAAAGCATTTGTAAGCGTTCAATTTGTTCTTCAGTAGGGTTAATACCAGCTAATGCTACGCTGTTACGTAGAAACATAGCGTCAATCGGTCCTTCTTGTAAGAAGATAAATTCAATATCGGGGGTAATTTTGTCTATATTAAAAATACCTTTGTCTGAATTAGTTTTAGATAGATATTTTGCTCTATCTTCATCTAATTTGTAAAGGGCTCGAGATTGATAAAATTCAATCTTGGAACCACCGTTAGGGCTATAAAAAGGAAAAATTACTCTGTTTTTATGAGTATAATCAGTAAGACTTAACCATAGAGCCTTAGGTTTATTAATTGCAGTGCTAAGCCTTCTTTTGTTTATAAATTCTAGGGCATCTTTTACTACAGAATTAGCACTATAAAAAGATATCTGATTATTATCAAATAAATTAATACAATCATCAGGTAGACTCTTAGGATTATATTTTTTATAAACTGAAGAGCGTTTAATTATATCTTCTACAGTATCTGTGCGCAGTTCAGACTCTGCTAAAATATCTTTAAGAGACATTCCGGTCTGTTCTTTGACAAAATCAAAACCGTTAACGCTAACATTACAATTATGACAATAAAGATGGTCCTCTTCAGGTATATAAAAGAAGCGTCTCTTTTTACCTGTACTTTTGCCTTCATGGCAATACGGACATTCGCTATTGTACGTGCCAGTAGTTTTTTTAAAGACGGGCCGTTTACAATACTGAAAAAACGTATTGATTACTAGGTTTTGAGAAATATGCACAGGTAAGTAACTATAGTATATGGCCTACCCTAAAAATAACAAGTACTTTCAAGGTATTTACACCCCAATAAATAAAGAAAAATACAAAGGTAGTACAAATCCATCATACCGTTCTTCTTTAGAAAAGAATTTCTTTTTGCATTTTGATAAAAACCCTAACGTGGTAGCTTGGGCTAGTGAATCAATTGTTGTGCCTTATTACAATGATGTAGATAAGAAAGTACACAAATACTATATTGATCTTATAGCTGCTATTAAAAATCCGGGGGGTAATGTGCAAAAATATCTTATTGAGTTAAAACCGTTTGCTCAAACTCAGCCACCAAAACAATCCAATAAGAAAAAGACTAGTACAGTTTTATACGAAAACTTAATGTACCATCAAAATCAGTGTAAATGGAAAGCCGCGTCTGAATACGCGGCTAAAAAAGGAATGAAATTTATTATACTAACTGAAAAATTCCTTACAGCTCATTAGGATCAACTGGTTCATCTCTCATACTAATACCACGACGCGAGAAAGGTGTATCTTCTTCAGTATCCCCCTCTACGTCACGTGTAATACTACGACGACCTGGTTTAGCTTTAAAACCACGAGCCTTATAAAGAGCTTGACGCATACGATCGTATTTTGCTGAAAGCTCGTCTTTCTTAATATCGCTTAAGGAAGGCTCCTCAAGTCCAGGCTCCTCCACCGAGGATTCCTGGTCTACAATCGCCTTAACTACTGCAGGGTCAAGATTGAGAGGTGTTTCTTCCGTGCTATCAATTGCAATAGCGTCGATAATTTCATCAACTGATGCATCAGGATTATGTGCAATATAATCAGCAACTGCAAGACGGGTTCGTTCAGTAGCTGGATCCTTGCTCAATGTGCTAATCTCCGGTTCAACGGTAGGCTCTACATCTGGAGTCATTCCAGATTTCTTAGCTCGCTGCATCTTATAGAACTTGTAGGCTGGCACGCCAGGATTCTCTGCTTTCCACTTTTGGAATTCAGGATTAGGCTTACGAGCCTCTGGCATGAAATTCTCGTTAATCTGGTTTGCTAGTTTATCGAAGCTCATAATAAGTATGTTATTACTTATTACTTTTTGTGCAAGTTTTTATTGGATAATCCTAACTGTTCTGAAAGAAAAGATTGTTCCTTAATATCTTTAGTAAGAAGACTATCACTCTCTCCATAAAACTCGCATTTTTCATTGATATACATCTTTAACATAGCAATGCGTTCAAGCGGATTGCCATAAATAGGGATAATAGGCGGGCAATCTTCGTTATCAAAGAATTTAGACCCCCCTTTTTGCCAGGCTTTATAAAGCATTTCAAACAATACACCTACTTCCCCTCTATAAACTGGATCGATATCTCTCTGCTCTTTTACAGTTAAAGCAACATCATTTTCTTTAACCAAGGGCAAATAAAATAAAACCGAATAAAACTTAAGTGCGTGTCTAACCGTAACAACGCATTTATCAATAAACGCCTCATCTACGTTTGAAACTTGCTTATCATACAACCATAAAGAATAAACCAAATTATCTAATGGGGTTCGATCAAATATCATTTTTTTAGAACCAATATTTTCCATAGCCCCATCAACAAGAAAATTAAGTATTGTCTCTTGAGATTCTTTAGTTCCGTTTTTATTAATCGGTAATTTTTTTTCTTTAATTAAATCTCTATAAGTTTTTGTGGGTCGCTGCAATTGAGGCCACTGCAGCATCATATCTTCAATGAGTGTACTTTTACCTACACATTGAGTACCAATAACACCAATTTTTTTTAAATTTGTCATTCTTCTAACGACTTAGGCTTTTCTGTATCATTTTCAACGTATTCTAAATGAGTGTTGTCAGGAGGATAATAACCGATTCCCTTTACAAAAAGCTCAAATTGTTCGATAAGCTCGTCAAGAGTAATATCTCCTCCTAAAATAACTTCAAGCTTACGCGGAGTTCCACAATGCCCGGCAAACTCAGAGGTGTATTCGCTTTCATACGTAAATTTAATTGTAGTTTTCATTTATATAATTTCTTCCACAATACCAATAATTTCAGCTAGAATTAACAATAAACCCCCAGCAACAATATTACCTTTTATAAAGGCAGCTCCTGCAATAATGCGTAATACGCTTTTAATTATGCTAAGTTTAAAATGCCATTCTGGATTGGGTGTTTTCATTTTATACCTTTAGAGCTTTATCCCAAATTTGCAAATGCATACGATTACTAAACTTAAACCCGTATTTCTTACAGATTTCAGCTACTGCAGGCGCGACTTCAATAAGTTCCTTACGAGAGCCACACATAGGCATAATCCATACAAGATCATTACGCAAACCTACATCAGGGTTATTAATATATTTTTCAAGTACTTCATTAAGATCGGATTCTTGTTTTGCAACGAACTTAAAACAAGCATCATTTTCTACCAAGAAACGAAGCACCTCTGGCTTGAACCGCTTTTCTTCAGGGTCTCCATTGCTAGAAAGCTTAGGAGAGGTGGTAAACGTTACAGTACATCCTAATTCAAGCCACTCTCGATCAGGCATAATGGTACCGTTCGTTTCAAAGTCGATATGAAGCAGCGGCTCCCGTGGTCCTGAAATCATGGGATCGTACTCGCAGTCCCAGCTAAAAAAGCCCCAACGGTCTCTAATAAACTTTACAAATTCAATAAGGTTTTTTTGCTGAATAAAGGGCTCTCCACCAGTAAGCTTTAAAATAGCTCCTTGTTTAAGCATTTCATGATAATCGTTCTTCTCAAAAAGAAGAGCAGTATCTTCAAATGTCATTTTATTCTTTTTAGACCAACTTACATAACTATCACAACCAAACGGTGCATCTTCACTCTTAAACCCAATACAAGTGAGGTTGCACATAGATAGTCTCATAAACACAGAAGGATAACCGATGTATCGGCCTTCCCCCTCGAGAGTATAAAAGACAAAATCGTCAGAAAGAAAAAGAGTTTTATCAGCGCTCATAGTTAGATATTAAAGTACTTTTGATAAATTGCACTGTTTTGTTCGTGCTCCCAAACTTCTACTTTTTCACACCAGCAACGATTATCAGTCATATTTCTGACATAAGAATCAGCAAGATCGCAGCAAAGCTCAGCAAACTTCTCTATGCCTACCCCGCCATGAAGCACAACTAGTTCAATCATTCCCTTACTCTCAAGTAAGTAAAAAGTTTCAAGATCAGGATCTTTACCCCATACTACGGTTTTATGATCAAATGTATTTTCAAGATCTCTCTTTAGTTCCTTTAGACCACCAAAATCAACTACCCAGTTGTTTTGATCAAGTTCATTACATGCAAACCAAAATTTAGCTTGTAGTCTGTACCCGTGAATAAATTTGCAATGGCTCTTAGCGTGCGGCTGACGAAATGCACATGAACCAAGCGGTATTACTTTAGTAGAATAAAATTTGCCCATACTACTATGGTATGGGATTAAAGATTAATTTCAACTACTATTTTAAGCTATCTAAATGTTTTTCTATCCATATTTCAAGACTACGCTCTTCAATGTCTCCCGGGCTACATAAAAAAGCATTACTGTCTTCTGGATTAAAAAAGATGCTTTTTTGTAAAGCTCTTTTTTCCACTATTTCATCAAAACTTAAATAGACTCGTGCGCGTTTATCCTTGATAACTGTATTACCTGCAAGTATAGCATACACGCAAGGGATTTGTTTAAATTCATTAACTAAAGAATTATTAGCTAAAAAATCTATAAATTCATCTTTTTTAGAAGAATCTTTAAAATAAAAAAATAAAGGTATATCATCACTATTATATATTTTATTGCGATATTTTACCTTCACTAATAATTATTTATAAATATAACATATGAGACCGGGTCAAAGAGGTAAAATAATCTTAAATAATGAAGTGGGACCTATTACTGTAAACCTCCCCCCACCTATGCACACTCAAGTGCAGGTTGCAGAACCGCAAAAAACGGCTCAAGGTAATTCTTTTAAAAATTTTTATCAAAGCAATATTAAATCCTTTGCACCCGCGCAGAATAATTCCTTTGTAGCTAAAGCGGCAGACTTTATAAAGCGAAACGAAGGGGTAAGAAACAGACTATACAAAGATAGCAAAGGCTACTGGACGGTAGGTATTGGTCATTTAGTTACCCCGCAAGAGTATAATACATTTAAAAATAAAACCTTAACAGACAAGGAAGTATTGGATCTTTTTAATAAAGACTTAAACAAAAAAATACAATTAGCTAAAAGCTATTTCGGATCAAAATTTGATACTTTTTCAGATGATCTCAAAATTGCTATTATCGATGGCTATTTTAGAGGAGATTTACCAGGTTCTCCTAGAACAAAAGATTTGCTACGACGTGGTAATTATAGAGGCGCTGCAAAAGAATATCTAAATAATAAAGAATACCAGGCTGCATTAGCATCTGGCTCAGGGGTAGCAAAACGCATGCAACGTAATGCTGAAATAATGTCTAGAGAAAAATAATCAGTCTATCTTAGACGGATTTAATCTGTTAATAATTGCAGCTAATTTCTTTTCTATCTCAGCAGCGTTTTTAATTGTAACTTCGTCGTCCGCGAAAACACCTGTATCAGCATCGTCTAATGACTTAGGATCTATCTCTAAGGCTCTTCTAATTAAATCTACTAGAAATGCTCGGCCTGGAGAAGACAAGGGTTTAGGTTTTTCTTCTTCTTCAGGGGAGGGTATATCAGCTGGCATCGGGGCCGGTGCTGCAGGTGGTGCGCCAGCTGGTTGGCCTTGCGGGCCACCGGTCTGATCTAGACCAGGCGCTGGTGGTACAGGTGCCGGCGCCGGTTGCTCAGTTAATAATTCGGTAAAAACTCTGTTAACTATAGAATCAAATTTTTTCATTGTAGGGGTGTACTAGCGCTTAATTTACCTGCATCTTTTATTGCTGTCTGTAAATTTTTAATTCTATCGTTCATCATTTTTTGTTGAGCTGGAAAGTTTTTAGCGGCTTTTTGTAATTCAGCAAGTTCAGCTTTAGCTGCATCAGTTTGAGCTTTTTTAGCTTTATCAGCTGCAAGTTTTTGGGCAGCAATGACTTTAGGGTCTATACCACCAGTGGTTGCTCCTGGTTGCGGTGTTACTGGTAGTGTGCCAGGGTTAGCTCCAGCTGGTGTAGAAGTAGTTGGCAGCCCGCTCATATTATACTCTTCTAACATCTTAAAGAACTTACTTTTGGCTTTAACTTTTTGATAAATCTTGTCCATTTATGTATATTTACTAGTTTTTAACTATTTTGTAAACTCTCAGTTGATTTTTTTGTATATAATTTTTATAATCTCTTAGGGGGAGAAAGGAGAGGCTTGTTTACATAGCATTGTAAACGTTTAATTTAGATAAGGTTCTTTTTGTAGTTACTTTTTTAAGGCTCACTTCGTTCGCCTTATATACCATATATAATATATATCTCAAGCGGATATATTAAATAAATGGTTGGATTTTATACTTTTCGTAAAAGGTGTTTGCCTTCTGTTTAGAGTATTTGCTGTAGTCAAAATTAAACCTAGTAGTTTTTACACTTTCTATAATTTCTCTAGATTCCCCGTTGTTTGAATCAATCCATTTAAAATCTATACTACCGTAATGCACTATAAACGGAAGGTATTTTGTAATAATATTTAAATACGTATTTGGATTATCTTTAATAACATAAAATACAGTATTTTTGTTGTTATCATTATCTTTTAACACATTAAACATGTGTTTTGTATAATGGTAGAGACGTAGCCTATTTTTTTCTTTATCTTTTAAAGATTCTTCCAAAATACCCCAATCGTTTAATTGTTGGTAGTAGTCTTTGCTGACAATTTCTTCTATCCAGGTAAAATCAATTATTAGTAGATTGAGAGCTGTTTTGTAAAAACGCATCACTATACAGTCTATAATTGTCCTGGTTAAGAGCAACTATAGATTCTTTATTTGTCTCAAAAAAACCTTCCATTTTGACAATAACATAACACCCGCACGCAGGGCTGTCCTTTTTAGTGACCCAATAGTTTAAATAACTACCTTCAATTATTAACCGATCTTTAATAGCGGAGGGGAATACTACAAACCCGCCTTTGCGGTTAATTTTAAATAGAACAAAGGGAATTTTACCGACCACAGATGCTTGTTCAATCCAGCCATCAAGCTGTTGGTTATTAATTAACAGACTTTCAAAATTAAAATCTTTATAAAATTTACCCTCCAGTGTAATATGAGATAGAAATCTAGGTAAAATTATATCTCCGGATGCAAGTAATAATTGTTCCGGGGTCAAGCTAGAAATACGGTTAGCATTAAAACCGCCTACAAATGCTCCGCTGTTAGGAACTCTTTGAAAATTTACTCCGTATATTGCAGTGAGATGTTTCGCAATTTCCCGTTCCCAGCTCTTACCTTTGTTCTTACTTGCATTGGCCATTTCTGGCTACTTATTACATCCCGGGAAAACTTCTACGTAACACTTTGCCTTTTTTAAATCCCGGCGGTTTGAATTTGGTTTTTTTAGACTTAGTGCCAAATATATTCCGGGCATCCCCAGGCGCGTAAAAATCTCCGCTTTTTCCTACTTGAGCAGGATGGGATTGACCTGGCCCGAAGGCTGTAGTTGTTGTGTTAGCAGCTGCTCCTGCATCTACCCCTACATCTTCTAAAATCTGTTTTATTTTTTCGTCAAATTGCTTCATGTTGATTTTTGTATTATATACTATATACTTAGTACTATGGAATCATTGGTTTTAGATAATCTTTTTGATTTGTATCAGAAAGAGATAGCTGAGGATATTAAAGTTGATGAGTTGTCTCTAAAAGACAAAGCGATGTTAGTGCCTACTATTAAACATAAATGGGTAGGGCGTTTGATGAACCATAAAATGCAGCTCAGAAAACTTAATGATACAAAAAAGAAAGCAATAAAAAATATGATTAGCAAATCACCTATACCGCTTTCTAAAACCACGCTAGAACAAGCTGCATCAAATGATGAGAATGTAACTAAAATACAGGAGAGTATAGATAAACTCGAAACCATTATTGAGTATTTAGAAAAAGTTGAAAAGCTTACAAGCTCTTTAACATGGGACTGTAAGAATCTTATAGACCTACAAAAACTTGAAACAACGTAATGAGAGTAGAGTTTAATTACGATTCTAAAAGAAAAGAAATTAAAATTGTTTCTGATTTTTTCAGTAACATTAAAGAACATTTCTCTGTACGTAATAAAGCTGCTCATTTTAATAAATTCGGCAGATTCATGCCGCAAAGAATATATGCAATTACTCCAGCTGGCTATTGCGGGGTAGGTTTACTTCCGGAAATAGTAAAATATCTAAAAACTCTAGATATACCTTTTGAAATAGTTTTTAACGGAGAACTTATAAAATTATATGCAGACGTGCATATAGCAACACCAGGCTCTAGTGTAAGAAAATTAGATTGTAATTTTGAATTACGAGACTATCAAGCTGAAGCTATAGGTCGGGTACTTGAAAGGGGTTATGGTATAATTGAAGTAGCAACTGGAGGCGGTAAGACTTTTATTATATCAAACTTAGTATACGGTGCATTACAATATATAGAGTATACACAAAAAGTGTTAATAGTTGTACCGGATATAGGGTTAGTTGAACAGACATATAAAGATTTTACTTCATATAATTTCCCTATGAAGTTAGTTACTAAGTGGACCGGTAATAACGAACTTGATCCTAATTGTAGAGTTATTATTGCTAATATGGGTATACTTCAGTCTGAAAAATCAGACTTATCCTGGTTTACTGAAGTAGGTCTTTTGATTGTAGATGAATGCCATAAGCTACGGCGTGGTAATAAAATTTGTAAATTACTTGATAAGATTCCTACTTTACGACGTGTAGGGTTTACCGGTACTTTACCAGAGGATGATATAGATAAATGGAATATATTTAATTATATAGGGCCTGTTATATACAAAAAAACCACAACAGAATTAAGAGAAATTGCGGGGGATAAATATATTGCAAATGCACAAGCACTTTCATTACTTTTACAGTATGACAAGATACCAGATTATACTTCGGTATCATCGATGCAAAAATACCGTCTTGAATTAGATTTTATTCATAGTAATGAATACAGAAATAAAGTTATAAAAAATGTTGTAAAAAAATTACAAAATAATTGTCTTATTCTAGTAGATCATATCGACCATGGACAGACTTTATATAATAATTTAATTACTATTGAGAATAAACAAGTATTTTTTATACAAGGTAGTGTAGAGATAGAAGATAGACTTAAAATACAGCAGATGATGGAAGCACATAATAACGTAGTGTGTGTCGCAATAAGTAAAATTTTCTCTACCGGTATTTCAATTAAAAATATACATTATATTATGTTTGCAGCTGGTGGTAAATCAAAAATTAAAACTCTACAGTCAATAGGCCGCGGCCTTCGCACTCACGAAAATAAAACAATATTAACTCTAATAGATATAGTAGACGATTTAGTTTACGGAAAAGCACATTATAATAAACGTAAAGAATTTTATGCCCTTGAAAAAATTAAAATTACCGAAAAAAACATTACCGAAAGCAGCTCCGATTGAAAAAGCAGCTGCTCCTAAAAAAGAAAAAAAATTAAGCGCGTCCGCGCAAGCTAAAAAAATTTATTATGTAAACCCCAAAGAGTTTACAGATGAACTTAAAATGTATTATGAAACTAATGTTATTACCGATAAACTCGCATTAATGATAAAAAACATTGCATACGGTCTAGCTCACGCCCCTAATTTTATTAATTACACGTTTAAAGAAGAAGCAATTGGGGATTCTTTAATCAATATGTTTAATGCCATAAAAGACAAGAAATACAAATTTGATCGTGGCTTTAACCCGTTTTCATATTTTAATTCTATTGCGTTTAATTGCTGGAGATCTCGTATTAAGAAAGAAAAAAGAATGCGAGATACTTTAGCAGCTTACCAAGAAGAGGTTTACAGTATAATCGGTCCTCAAGTAGGGGTCGATGATCCTGTAAATCCGATGCACAAAAATAATGACATTTAAAATCCATAACTCTGAAGTTGGTATTTTTTCAGACCCGCATTACGGAGTACACCGTAATAGTGAGACCTGGCATAAAATTGCTTTGGATCATGCAAAATGGGCCTGCGAACAATTCAAACAAAGAGGCATAAAAGATATAATAATACCAGGAGATATATTTCATGATCGCAACGACATTGCTGTTAACACTCTTCATATTGCTACTGACATATTCGATATACTTCGCGACTTCAATATCATTATTACAGTCGGTAATCACGACGCTTATTACCGTGACAATTCTACTGTTAATTCCGTCTCCATTCTTAGAGGCTGGTCTAATATTACTGTTATTGACACTCTTCAAGTTGTTAACCTCCAAGGTAAGACCATAACGTTTTGCCCTTGGGGGCAGGATATAAGTCAAGTACCTAAGTGTGATTTAATTGTGGGTCATTTTGAAATTAACAGTTTTAAAATGAACTCTTTTAAAGTATGTACTAATGGTCTCAAATCAGCTGATCTTACTAGTAGAGCACCACTTACTATTTCAGGCCATTTTCATCATAGAGAGGAAAGAAAGTATAACGAAGGTACGATCCTGTACGTAGGGTGCCCATATCAACAAGATTGGGGAGATTATAATACTACTAAAGGTCTTTATATATTAGATCTAGACACTCTTTCATACGAATTTATCGAAAACAATATTTCTCCGCGTTACAATAAAATTTATTATTCAGATATTTTTAGCGGTAACCATACAGCTACTGTTATTAAGCAGTTAATTGCAGGTAATATAGTAAAGTTTATTATAGATAAGCAATTGGAGCCGAGCATGGTAGATGCTATTGTGCGTAAATTAGTATCTGTAAAGCCAGTGGAATTAACAATAGATTATGATTACACCGAAATTAATAAAGTTAACAACGAACTTGCTAATACGAAAAATTTCAGTGTAAGTGTTGAAACTTCTATATCTGAGTTTATTGATTTATTAGAGATTAAAGATAAAGATAAAGTAAAGGAATATGTTACAGACTTGTATCATAGAGCATTAAAAACATGAAAATCGGAGCAGCAATCATAGCTTGTGACAGAACTAACTTTACTGAACAATGTATCGATAGTGTACTTGCTAACAAACAAGATTTGAACGAACTAATAGTTATTAATGACGGTATACCGTGGCATTGCAATAAAAACATTGAAATATTGCAGAATACTCCTTCATATCAAACAGTAGGGGTTGCTAAAAATAAAGGTATAAAGGAACTTATAAAAAGAAATTGCGATCATATCTTTCTTATAGAAAACGATATGATCATTAAATCTCCGTCAATATTTAACAAATATATAGAAGCGGCTAAAGTTACAGGTATTACCCATTTAAATTTTGGTTATCATGGACCTGCAAACAGAACTAAAGACTACGCTAAGCCTAATCCGCGCTATATAGTAGAATACCCTAATAATATAAAGATTGCATTAAATATGCACTCCGTCGGAGCTTTTTCATATTTTGATAAGCGTTATATTAATGAAGTTGGTGTCCATGACATTTATTTTAAAAATGCGTGGGAGCATGTAGAACTTTGTCAACGAGGTATTAAAAAAGGTCTATTACCTGCTTTTTGGTGGTTTCCTGATATTGAAGGTAGTAATGAACTAATAGAAGAAATACCTAATTCTATACAAAATAGTTCTATTACTCACACTGAAGAGTGGACTACTAATATGAAAAAAGGTGCTGAGCACTATAAAAAATTGCATGGTTGGATACCCGTTCATACACCAGATACTCAAGTTGAAGTGGTATTAAAAAATCTTAAAACAATTTATAAAAAATACAAATGTACGTAACACATCCAGGAGTAACTCAGTCGGGAGAATATGGTCTAGGCAATCAAATGTTTCAGATTGCTAGTACTATAGGTATTGCTCGAACCAATGGTGGTTTACCGATATTTTTACATGATTGGAACAATAACAAGTATTTTAAAAATAAACTCAATAAACTCTTAACAGAACCCAAAGAACCGTTCCATGTAACTGAAGCTAGTTTTGATTATACCCCGATAGTTTTACCAAAAGATAAAGCAGTAGTCTACTTGAGTGGCTACTTACAGAGTGATAAATATTTTGCTGGTTCTGAACAGGAAGTTAGAGATACCTTTGAATTTAAAGAAAGTAATTTAAAAGAAGTAACAGATATAAAAAACAGTTTAAATTTAGGCGTTACTTGCTCAATAAGTGTTCGTCGCGGGGATTACGTTCATCTGCAACATATTCATCCCTTACAGCCAGATAGATACTGGCTTGATGCGCAGAATACAATAGAAAGTAAAACTAAAATAGATACCTATATTGTTTTTTCAGATGATATTAATTGGTGCAGAACAAATCAGCACTTGTTTAAGCGTACCGGCAAAAAAGTCTTTTTTATGGAAGGCCGTACTCAAATAGATGACTTTATGATGATAACGCTTTGTGATCATAATATTATTACTAATTCAACGTTTGCGTGGTGGGGGGCGTATCTTAATAAAAACTTAAACAAAATAGTAGTTATGCCCTCGCTATGGTTCGGGCCGCAAGGTCCATGGTCAGGGCCATCTGATGCAAATGATCTATATGTGAAAGGATGGTATAGAGTATGATTAAAATACCTCTAAGAGATAAACATTTTAGTCACTGTATATACAGTAATAACCCTCTACCGCCCACTTCGTTTTCAAAATATATAGAGTGGAAAAGAATAGAGGCTCATGAGGGAGATGAAAATACAGTCTATACAGATAGTTGTTTAGAAGAATGCAAAGGCGGAATAGGGTGGATATTGGAACCTTATGAACTTGATAGTAAACCTTATAATTATGTAATTAACAACAGAGACAAATTTAAAGAAATATGGAGTCACGATAGGGAATTTATTAATAAAGTAAACGGCACTTATGTACCGTATGGTGGTTGTTGGATCAACAGAGCAGATTTTGCTATACATCCAAAAACTAAAAATTTTTCTATTATAGCTTCGGGTAAACGGTTAACTACAGGTCATTATATTAGACATAATATTGTGGCAGCAGCAGGTTCAAATATAGATGTTTATGGCCGCAGTTTTTTAAATACCCCGGGATATAATGAAATTAAAAACAAAATAGAAGGATTAAAAAATTATAGATTTCATTTTGCAATTGAAAATTGTAAAAAAGATACATGGTTTACAGAAAAACTTATCGATTGTTTTGTTACAGGTACAGTACCCATATACTGGGGATCTTCAACTATTTCTGAATTTTTTAATACTGACGGGATAATTATGTTTGACAATCTTTTAGACTTAAAACAAAAATTAAAATTATGCACCCCAGATTATTACGAAAGAAAAATGCCCGCTATAAAAGAAAACTTTGAACTTGCAAAAAAATACCTTTTAGCTGAAGACTGGATTTATAATAATATTAAACTAAATCAAAATAATTATGTTTGACGACTTAAAAGACAAAAAAATAAATTTATCTATTCAAGATAGTTCGTTTCAGCACTGCGAATTTAGTAATAATCCCTTACCACCTACTTCGTTTTCAAAACATATAAACTGGGATAGATGTACAGTTGATAAAAATACAATTTATACAGATAATCATATTCATTCAGCACCTGCTGAATCTAATATTTGGTTGCTTGAACCCGTAGGGGTAATTCCGAATATATATAATTATGTTCTAGAAAACAAAGAACGTTTTAAGAGAATATGGACTCATGAAAAAAATATTTTTGAAAAATTTAATAATGCGCAATTTGTACCGGTGGGCGGATGCTGGATAAGTAGTAGTGATAGAATCATACATAATAAATTTAAAAACATATCTATTATAGCTTCAGATAAAAAAAATTTAGAAGGCCATAAATTAAGACATAATGTTATTTCCGTCTTTAAAAACAGTATTGATGCTTACGGTAATGAATATACTCCTTTTAAACAGTTTTACTGTAATAAAATTGAAGGTTTAAAAGATTATAGATTTCATATAGCTATAGAAAACTGTAAAAGAGACTATTATTTTAGCGAAAAACTAATTGATTGTTTTGCTACCGGTACAATACCGATATATTGGGGATGTCCTTCTATAGGTCAATTTTTTAATATTGATGGAATGATTCTATTTAACTCTATAGAAGAACTTAAAGAAAAACTTGAGTTATGCACACCCGAATACTATGAAAGTAAAAAAGAAGCAATTCTTAATAATTTTGAATTAGCTAAGCAATACTACTTAGCAGAAGACTGGATTTATACAAATTTATTACAAAGTATTACAACATGAAACAAATTTTATATAAATATGATGGTAGTATAGTTACACCTTCTGAAGTACCTGAATATTATGGGCAATACGAACTTGATAAAATTATTCATGAAGAGTATTTTAAAAACCGCTACAATGGGGTGTTTGTTGATGTAGGAGCGAATGATGGAGTTTCTATAAATAGCACTCTTTTTTTTGAAAGATACATGAAGTGGAAGGGACTCTGTATTGAGCCTAATCCAGATTCATTTGAGTTTTTAAAACGCAATAGAGACAGCTGTTTGCAAATAGCAGTTTCAGATAAAGAAGGGATAGCTGAGTTTACTAGTATTAAGGGATACTCAAATTCTTTATCCGGCTTAACTGAAGACTATCATCCGTTACATGTAAGCAGAATACACCAAGAACTACAAATGTACGGAGGGAACAAAAAAGCAATACCTGTGCAGACTAAGCCTCTTAATACAATTTTTGCAGAAAACAACATTACAGAGGTTAATTTGTTAAAAATAGACACTGAAGGTTCTGAGCTAAAAATTTTAAGCACTTTAAATTTTAATAACGTTAAAGTTGAGCTTGTTGTTATAGAAAATAATTACGACTCTGAAGAATATAGAACATTTATGAAAGAAAAAGGTTTCGTTCTAAAAAAGCGGAGCGGTATTGACGAAATTTATCTTAATTCTTATTAATTGTTTATTTGTTAAGATTAAATTGCCTTGTACTAAAGAAACCTTTTTGCTCGCATAAAATTTATTTTAGCAGAAGATTGGTTATACGAAAATGATCTTTATCTCACATAGAGGAAATCTAGAAGGTAAACATCCACAGGAGAATCACCCGGATAGAATTAATTATTGCTTGGAACAGGGTGTTGATGTTGAAGTTGACGTGTGGCTTATAGGTAGTGAATTTTTTTTAGGTCATGATGGACCGCAATACAAAACCACATTTGAATTTTTAATAAAACCAAAACTCTGGTTACACTGTAAAAATGTAGAGGCTTTGCAGGCTCTAAAAACTTCATTTTATGGTTTAAATTGTTTTTTTATTGATAAAGATGATTGTGTATTAACTTCGAAAAACTATATATGGTTAAGCCCTACATACAGAAAAGCATTTAAGAGTGCAATTTGTGTTATGCCAGAAGATCCAAATTGGATATTTAAGCCAGAGCAAATATTAGAATTTGGTGGATTATGCTCTGATAATATATACTATTATAAGAACTATGTTACTAATTTTAGACGTTGACGGTGTTCTTACCGACGGCAAGAAGTATTACGATAGTACCGGCAAAGGAATATATAAGACTTTTTGTGATCGAGATTTTACCGCTATTAAAAAGTTTAAAGCTTCAGGATGGAACGTTGTATTTTTATCGGGAGATAAGAACGTTAATGAAGCAGTAGCGGTAAATCGAAATATACCGTTTTATTGTAACAGAGTAGACGGAGTAATGATTGATAAAGCCGAGTTTTTACCTCAATTTACAAAAACGTATAATTGTGACACTGATAATATGGTGTACGTCGGGGATGACGTGTTTGATATTAATGTTATGAAAAATGTAGGTTATGCATTTTGCCCGGAGGATGCAGCATTTGAAGTTAAATTAATTGCTGAGTCATTACCTGTAGAAGGGGGTAATAATTGTATTTCATACTTGCATGAACGCTTAGTTCATTTAGAGCTTGTGAATCCGGTAACTATATGCCAAATTATGGATTTTGATTTAAATGAACGTTTTTGATATAGCTCTTTACGGTCATTTAAGTTTTGACAATATATTTGAAAATTTTAATTATAAAACATCAGTAGGCTGTATAGGTAATGTCTGGAGTCAGCTTAAACTTATAAATCCTAATTTAAAAATTAAAATAGAAGCGACTGATATAGGAGAGTCTTTAATCTTAGCTGATAGGATACAGTGTAAGCGAACGAGTATATCCCGATTATCTCTTAGAACTAACAAACCCACTATACATGACGCCACTATTAGCCATATAATGTATTTAAATGAGCTTTCCGATGTTAATTTTATAAAAGACCTAAAAGGATATATTACCGCAGATGTCTGTAACGGTAAGGCGCTAGATACTCGTTTAGAAGTTTTAAAAAATATAGATCTCTTATTAATTTCCGATGAAGATTTAACCACGGACCCCTTAACTTTAGCGTCCCTAGTAAAAGGGTATCTAGTAGTACATACTTCTACTGGAAGTACGGTCTACAATAAAAATAATTGGAGTCAAACGTTTAGAGCGGTACATGTTCCTAATATTAACGTACTTGGAGCCGGGGATAAATTTGCTTCTTATGTGTTAACCGGTCTACTTGACAATACTCAGAGTATAGATAAAGTAATACAGAAAGCTCATGATAGTTTAACTGATTACTTTAAAAATGAAAAAT